GTTGAATCAATATTTGATTTAAGTTCAGCTGCTCTATTCTTTAAAGCAGTTGCCTTATCTTTAACAACTTGATTCATTGAAGAGAATACATTAATGTCTAATAGATCTTCAATAATAGTACGTCGATCATTTGCTGACAGTTGCATAAAAGGAACAAATGAAGATGAACCTAATATGACAATTTGTGTAAATGCTTTGTAATTAAAACCAAGAATCTGACTTTCTAAAATATCTTGATAGTCTTTAGATGCTGCTTCTTGGTTCAGCATTTCACCGTCAGCCCAAATTTCAAATATGTTTGGCTTAATTCCACGGACTACTTTATAATTTTTATTATGTGCTCTAAAGTAAACCTCAACCACACAATCTTTACCATTGATTGAATTGATAAGATTAGGTTTGTTAATTCCACGAAATGGTTTGCCGAATAAAGCAAATGTCAATGCATCAAGCATTGTTGATTTACCAGCACCATTAGTCCCAACAACTAGATTGTTAGGATGTTCGTTTAATTTAAGTTCGGTAAAAACATTTCCTGTTGAAAGAAAGTTTTTCCATTTTAAAGTTTTAAATGTAATCATTGATCTTCTAAATGTTGGGCTTCAAAATATATCTTATGCATCAAAGTCTTTAATTTATTTTTATCTAAACTGACTTCTATCGTGTCTATAACTTTATCTAAGATTGTAAGAGTATCATCAGATTGATCAACAATATCATCATCAGATATAGTAGAGTAATCTGTAAAATCCTCAACAATTGTTATATCAAGTGGCGCTGCTTTATATAAGTTGTCTAAAAACATATCATACAAAACAGGATTAGTTTTATTGGCTACAATGACCTTGACCATTGTGTTGCTGTATTGACTTAAATCCATATTTGAAATAGAGTCAAGAGTTTCAGTCTTATCATCATAAACAATCTTATGGAACATTCTATATGGATTTTCAATAAAATCTAATTCACGTGTATCCGTATCAAAGATATGGAATCCACGTTTATCATTATAATCTGCCCAAGTCATTTCACCTGGAGTTCCAACATAAGTGATAGTTCCGTCTGTGCTCTTGTGGTGGAAATGTCCACTTAGAACTATATCATATCCGCTTAACAGACCACGATCCATGCCATCATGGCAAACATTACCCTTGTCCATTTCAAACCCAGCAAGTTCAAAATGCCCAAAACAAATTTGAGAACTGCTATTCTTAATGAAATCTTTAATTTCTTCTTCGTTCTCTTGGCAGATCCAAGGAATTACATCAATACTAGTCTCATCAATATTTTGTGTTGATGGCGCATCATATACTGTAATGTTAGGATATTCTTTTAATAGAAGTTGAGGAGAATTAACTTCTAATGTATTCTTGAACGCAATATCGTGATTTCCTAATAATACATGTAATTGTATGTTGGCCTCACGCATCGGATCAAAAAAATACTTACGGCTCAGAGCAAGTGTCTGAAAGCCAATAAATTTTCGGCGATCAAATAAGTCTCCCATTTGAAAGACAACATTAATATTATTCTCTTTTAAATACGGGAAGAAAACCTCTTCGTAGAATTTACGATAGAGATTATGGAAGGGAATAGAATCCCCACGCATCCCGAAATGAGCATCACCAAGAATAGCAATTTTCAAAATATAATTCCCAAATAGAATTTAATTCAACTATTATACCTTAAGACCTTGTAATAGACAAAATCTTTTTTAGTTGTGCTTCAACTACTTGTTTTCTATTTGGCCATTTGATCATAACTTTGTCTGGATCTTTCTGTAAATTAGATAGAAATGGAACTATGATTTTCTCAACTTCTTCTAACTTTTGTTTGTAAGTCATTTCAGTTTGAGAAGCGGCAGATGAAGCTGCTTGTGTAATCTGTTCATTGATTTCATTTTCATGTAAAAATGAGAATCCGAAATCTTCATTAGAAGGAGGAGCAGGTTGAAATTGTTGTTGTGGTTGTGGTGGTGTAAAAGGTTTGTAAACTGGAATGTTCGGTTTTTGATCGGAAACTTTATCCAGATTACTAAAGCTGTTAAGTGGATATTCTAAATTACTCATTGGTTAATTCCTCATCAAATAATTGGCTTTCTTTTTTCTTTGCTTTATCTTTCTTTGCTTTTTTAGTTTCTTCAAACTTCTGTATAAACTCTGATATGTTTTCATACATTTCAAATTGTTTATAGTTACTACCAGATTCTTCTAATTCTGATTGTTCATATTCATTCAAAATACCAATCTGTTCAGTAGATTTATATTTCACATACAATTGTTTTTTTTCTTTATGAATGCGACGAATGAAAGCGAAGTAAATAATTTGTGTAAAATATGCAAAGGGATTATTAGATTTCTTTGGATCAAAATTATCAAAGTACATAATACAATTTTCAATACCATCGGCAATCATTTCATCTCTGAAAGAATACATTACAAAATTTGGTTTGTGAGAAAGGTTCTCAGCAATAAGCATTAAGCATTTGCCGATGTAATCTGGAATCTTAGGCTTCTCTGTGCCCTCACGTTTAGCTTTCCTACATTGCTTTTTGTAAAGCTCGATCGTCTTTAATAGATCAGCATTATTTACATAATGATTTTTCTTTGCCATAAAATAATTTGCCTTTTACATCTGTGTTCGGTATAATCAAGAGTGTCGGGTTTGAAGTGTAGATCAATTAGGTTTATCTTTAGAACTCTTATTAAATGTAATAATCTTTCCACTCTTATCATTACCTACTCTTTCAGGAGTCTTAAACGGAGTTTGATCAACAATAAGATCAAATACTACCGCTTTGTAATGGTCTTCAATATCCTTTTCAATATCAGCTACAAGAACAACATCTCTCTTGCTGATTTTAACTTCATTCATTTTAACAATGCCTTGAGGCAACCAATTATACATTACAATCTGTTGTTTGTTCATATGAACATCAACATCTATAACAAGCATCATTGGATTTTTCAATTCTATTGATGATGCAGATTCACCATTAATTTCTGTAATAATATCATCTCCGTTCTTTAAACGGACAAATTTAATTTTCTGTTCAGCGTTAGTCATTTCTAATTGGCACCTTGTATGTATGAATCTTGAATTTCTCTTCATGATACGTTTTCATTCTAATAGCATAATGATTTAATGTATAGTTTACATAATCATCGATGCGCAAGTCATCAGCAATATCATAAAGGCTTGCTTTATCTTTTCCTTCTCCCAGACGTAGTCCACGTCCAATAGATTGTAAGTTACGAATCTTAGATTTTGATGGTGATGCGAATATAATATTATGTAGGCGTTTTATATTAATGCCTGTAGAGAAGACACCATAAGACGCAATGATAATTGCGTTGTCTTCTTTCTCAGTAATACGTCTTACTGCTTCACGATCTTCAACTTCAGTTCCGCCAAATACAAAAAAGACCTTACGATTAGGCTGATTTTTCGTAAGTTCTTGAATCATATTATATAATATTTTTCCGTGTTTGTCAATATATTGGAAGAGAATTAAAGTGTTTCCATTGAGTTCATTCGCTAATCTAGCGATAAATCTGTTTCTTCTAGGATGAGTTACAATGAAGTCCATTTCTTCATGGAATTTCATTTCTTTAACAGCTTTACAAACTTCTTCTGGATATTTTAAAATAATACAACTAATTTCTAAATCAGAAACAAGTCCACGATCCATTAATTCTTTTGTTGTAGTTAATTTTACAGTTGGACCAAAGTGTCCTTCAACTACAAGTTTATGCACTTCACCATCAAGAGTTCCTGTTGTGCCAACTCTATAAGAAGCTTTTGTTAGCTTCTTCATAATAGCACCTAAGCGATCTGCTTTGTAACCGTGAGCCTCGTCACCGATTATAAATTCAAACTGCTCAAAAAAGCTTTTAGGATATTCGTGAATAGATTGCCAAGTTGAAATTGTCAAGTTCTTAGTGATTCTTTTATCTTGACCTTGATAGATTTTTTGAACGTGATTGTCAACATCCCATCCATTGGCTGATGAATAGTCTTTAAAATCATTGTACATCTGTTCAACAAGAGAAACAGTTGGAACAACTAGCAGACCTCTTTTGACTCCATTGCTAAACAGATAACGATGGATCATGTAAATCATAAGAGACTTACCTGATGCTGTTGGAGATAACAACAATACTTTGCGGAATCTTATTGTTTTAAGCAAAGCATTAAGCTGATAGTCGTGAGGTGTGATTGGTTTGCCGTTAGAATGGAGCTGTAATGATTCGGCAAATTGTTTTGCTTCTTCTAATTTAAATTGATTAAACGATTGTACGTCAGGCGCTATAAGATAATTATAATTGCGCTCTTTACAGAAGTCTCTAAGATATTTTACTAGACCACCATAAAGTTTGTTAGTCTTTTTAGAATAGAGATATATCTTACCGTCCCAAATTCTCTTTTTGTAGAGAGGACTAAATTGATAGTTTTTGGAATAGAAAGAAAAGAAATCCGAAAGCTCGGCTGAAATACTTTGTTCGCATTCAACTTCTACATATACTTCATCTAGTTTACTAACTATAACAGCGTTAACTTTGTCCATGTACAAATCTCTCAAATTCTATAAATGCTCTTAACTGATAAGTTCTAGCATTAATTTCTTTAATAATCATTTCACAAGCAGTTACACCTTGCTCGAATAAAACTTTTCTTGCTGCAATCTTTGAAAGATCACCGTCGGATTCAAGATAAGTGTTAAGATCAGACTTTAGTGTAAATCTAAATGGTTCCCAGCCGTATTTCTTAAGTTCATCTTCATCAAGACGACCGTTATAATATTCCCATTTAATCTTTTTCATTCTAGCATATTCAAATGAACACTGTTTAGCAGCAAGTGAATTTGCCATATGTTGTTTAACATACTTAGAATGAAGAATAGGAGTTCTTAATAACTCTTTTCCTGGATCGGTTTCATCGATCTTAGAGTCTTTTTCCCACATCTCAATGAGATCTTCAAGTGCCATCGGTTTCATAATCACTCACAATAAAAACAAATAATTACTATTATACTCTAATTATGTTGAAATAGCTAAATTTAAATGATGCTTCGCCGTAGATAATTGTATCGGCATCTTTTTCAACATCTAAATCAATTCCCGATAAACTGACAGGGAAACAATCTATGAATTTAATTTTAAAGTTTTCGTTGTTTTTATTTGTATAGATTGACAAATAAGCGTCACTGTACTGTGGAGGAAGTGAAGTTGTCCCTGGAGGCAATGCGCGATTTTGTAATCTTAAATTCACATATTCTTCAAAATCATGAGGGAATGACATTCCGCGAATCCAATCATGCACACCTTGCCATGATCTGTAATCTTCATCTATAATGAATTTAATATCTAATGTCTCATAATGTAAACGGTCGCCTGGAGTGAATAGTTCAACAAATGCTGTTGGTTGTGGAACCATATCAATATGAAATCCTGGAATGTTTACACCATGACAGAAAAATGTCATATCTGGTAAACGGTCAAAGTGTAATTGAAACTTTGTACTTTGTGCTGGATTTTGATTTGATGGAGCTGAGCCGATTGCCATGTGTTATTTACGACCTTTAATAAATCCTGAAGGAATTTCATCATCTATCCTTATTCTTTTATTTAGGGTTCCATTATTAACCCATATTCTATTTTTTGCATGTCCACCATTAATTTGAGATAGTTTTATTTTATTTTTATGTTCTTGAGTTTTTGGTTTTCTTAACTTAGTTGATTTTTTATAACCATTAACAAACTTAGGTCTTTTTGTACCATTAATTCTTTTATGTCCTGATTGAGTTCTTCCTCTATGAAAACCTTCTGGTATTAAAAAATCTTTATGGATGCGAATATTTGTAGCGCCATCTGTGACCCAGATATATTGTCTACCGCGTTCAGCATTTGCTAGATTTTGCGTTAATGTTCTTTTCTCACCTTTTTTAGCTAAACTGATTTTCTTTGCTGTTTCGGGAGAACAAGGACCAGTTCCTTCTCCGCCTAGAGTCATATTATAACCTGAACCGAACGATTCATATTCCTTTACGAAATAAGGTTCCATTTCTTTTAAAGTATGTTCTCCGTCCCAAGATTCATAAAGAGTTTTGATTGAAAAGTTTTCCCAACCATATTTCCTAATAGATTGATGTATTAGATAATTAGATCCTGTTCTTGCTGCGCTTAGATGACCGATTAAACGTTCTTCTACGTCGTTAGAAGTATATCCAACATAATGTTTATTGGTAATATTATTAGTAATTAAATATATCTTGTGCATTTATATTTGCCATAAAAAAAGAGGGTAGATTCCTCTATCCTCTTTAAAGGAGAGTAGATTTCTCTACTCTCTATTTATCTCCTGTATCGGAGATTTATCGTTATATTAACAACTATTTCAAATTGGCAACGATAAACTTGCGATAATACACATTGGTATTATTCGTAAGAGCGCCAAGACCTTGAGTTGTACCTTGTGCGAATGGGTTTGCTACGATACCATAACGTGTCTTGAAACCAATTTTTGGTTGATAAGTGTTAGGATCGATAGCACGTACCATTTGTAGAGGAACGTATGGGCAATAGAATAGACCAGCGTCATATGCTACATTACCCTTGTATCCAGTTACAACGTAGTCAGCACCAGCGACAGAATATGGATCAACATATACTTTTACGCGACCGAATAGAGTACCAGCAAATGTATTGCCTGTATCGTCAACGGTTAGGTTGGTGTTGTTGGTTAGAGCTGATTGATAGTCTAGAAGACCTGACATTGCTAATGCTGATGCCACATCTGTTGAACAGATGATCATGTTGCCCTTTCCTCTACGGGTATCTTTAGCAATTTTGTTAGCTTCGCGTTCGATTTGGAAAATTAGAGACTTATATGTCTCAACTTGCCAACGACCTGCTGTATCGCCACCAGTTACTGCTAAGTTGAATAGACCTGGAACGTTAGAGTATTGTGCACCTGGAACAGCTGTTGCGTAGATTGTACGAACAACTTCACGGTTGATTTCAGCAAGAATTTCTGTTGACAAAATATTTGCCAATTCAGTTTCTGCGTCTAGACCATGAACTGCTTTAAGGTCTTGTGCCAATTCGATGGTGTAAGCTGCTTGTAAGCCACGTGTGTTAGCTGTAACAGTTACTTTTTCGATTGAGAAGCCCATTTGGTTCATAGTATATGCACCGCCAAGATCTTCACCTTGAGCATTGGTGAAACCGTAACCAGTGTTAGCTAGACCAAAGATTGAGCTGTTTGACTGACCGCCAGAGATAGACAAGTTAGCATTTGCAGCAGCACTGAATGCTGTGAAAGTACCAGTACCTGAAT